TGGCTTTGGCTTCTGCATCTGCTTTGGCTGCTGCATCTGCATCTGCTTTGGCTTCTGCACGTTGCACTTGTGCCTGAAATTGTGTTGCATCAACTAAAAATGGCGCTGACGTTGACGCTGGAACAATCGACGTTCCAGAAACTAAATTTGATGTTGCAGAAACTGGAATTGGTGTTGTTACCCGAGCACTATTTTGTGATGTTGTTCCTGTTATGTTTGGCGCCGTAGTTCCTACTAAACTAGATGCCGCCGCTGTTTGTTGACTGGCAAAATCATTCATTTGTTTATTTAGTTGTGTTAAATTCGAACTTACACTATCAATTGTATTATTAATATTTTGAAGAGCTGCGGCGTTACTATTCAAAACAGATATCGAAGAGCTACTATCAATAAACCCTTCACGCCTTGAGTAATTAGCTAAAATTATTTGATAAACAATTAGTGATATAAAAAAAATTATGAGAAAAATTACAAGCATTTATATAATTATATAAGAGTTTTATTTTCTTTCACAATTATATACTAATGTCTACAGCATTTTACCCACAAGGAATGTCAAGTTATAATAATGTAGGCCAATATCAAGGGTCAGTGGCTTATTCTTCGTGGAAAGCTAATGGAATTGAAAGCTATCCTGTTGGAATTACAGCGGGTCACGTTCGTCCACTAACAAATAAAGACGTTGGCAACAATTTTCCCGCAGCATTTGGTAAAGCAAGACCCATAAAACACTATAGAAAAGGAACAACTATTCCAATTCCTATTATTCTTCTCAACCCAGAAAATCCAAACAATATTATTCAAGTAACTAGAAATTATAATAGAGAAGTAAAATCGTCAGTAGGCTCTTCTTTAGGTGGAGGTGCTGGTGGCTTTGGAGTTATTTCGCAGATGATTGACTCACCTGGCGGGTTTATTGTGAAACCTAATACTTTAGATGAAACTACAAATACTGGTCAACTAAATAAGGACTGCAAAACATGTGAAGGAACTGGAATTGTTGTCAATTATAAACCAAACACAACATATCTTACAGAGAATCCGGAACCTGAAACTCAAACCCCTAAATTTTGCTGTAATGCAGAAAGAAAAGCATTGCGTAGAGTGATTCCTGCAAGCACTAATTTGAAAAAAAATTATTATACTACTCATGCGCAATACATGCAAAATAGATGCCAAACTTATGAACAGCGAGCTTTTAATTTTGTTAGACCATATAGTAATTCTCTTGAACTTCAAAGTTTGATGGGAAATCCATTTATTACTGAAAAAGTAATAGCAGCCGCTAAACCAGGAAGCCCACTAGCCACATTAAATACTTATGTTGCTAATTGTCAACCAAATGCAGAAATATACCAAGCGTCTGAAATAAACCTAATTGCCGCTATGATGCAAATTTTAAAAAATCAGAACATTTTATCTGAAAGTGCTATTGCGCATTTTTATACTTTAAACATAACTAGTCTTTCTGGATTTGTTAACTATCTAGAATCATTGCCTGAACCAACTAGAGGCGCTGCTCTTAAAGTATTTGAAGAGTTTTCAAATAACCCATATTCGGGTATACCTTTTGCTGGCCCAAATAATCCTATTGGATGCAAGTTGGTTGTATACAAACCAAACAACCCACAATTCGCGCAACAAGGCGCTGTATCAAGCAGTGCTAGAATATTAAAACTAAATGTTACAACAATTGAAAAAAATCTTGCCGGGTATAATCGTCAGCAAAAAATTGGTACAGATCTTGGAATTGGTACTGCAATTACTAGCGGAGGTGTTCCAGCAATCCCATTTTTATATAAAAACAAAGCTCCTTATTGCACGCAAGACTATTTTACAAATTTTCATCCTAGGTTTCAAAATCCTAGAACATGCTCTAGTCTTGATACAAATAGTTCTATTGTTAATAACCCAACAAAATATGCTATACGAGGCGCAAACACACAATCGGCTCGACCAACAAATTACTTTCAAAGCTCGTATGCAAACCTTTAGGTAATTAAAAGTTAAGACACTACTTCGTTAGAATTAAATATTTCTATAACTACGTTAGCATTTTCATAATCATTATTATTGTTATTCAAAATGTCGTTTTCAAATTCATTATTATTTGCATGTTCAACTTCATCTTCACTTTTCAAAAATGACAAAAAAATATTAGTCTTTTCGCTAAATTTATTGTAAGGAATTTTATATTTTTCGCACCAATGTATGCACTTTTGCAAATTTATTTTTTTCAAATTTTCAACCTTATCTTCTTTGTTTTTATTTTTCAAAATGTGAACTATAGCATCTAATGACTCTAATTGTTGTTGACCAACAATTATATTGGCCTCTTCTATTTTATTCAAAAAATAATATGGAATTTCATCTTTTATTAAACATACTACATTCATATTCTCATCATGATATTTTTCTAAAAATTTAAGTAATTTTTCCAAATACAAATTTATTCTTTCAGAATTGCGTATAAAATATTTGCAAATTATATATTTTTCGCAACTAGTTACTTTTGAAGTATTAGGTTTAATCAGATATAATTTTTCATATAAACTACTGAGCAAGTATATAAGGTCTATCGTTGGTTTATAAAATAAATTTTCTATTTTTATGATACAACATCCTCCATCTTTTTGTTTTTTTAAAAGCGTTATTATAAATTTTATGCAACTTATTATAGAGTTGCATTCTTTTTTATTATTGTATTCGTAAAAGAAAAAATGTGTATTGTTTGTTTCCTCTAGGGCGTCTTGATGAAAATATTCATCTATTTCATTAAAACCAATATTAATATCGTCGTTATATTCTCTTATCATATTCATACATTCAATCGTAGACAAATTATTTTCTCCAAAGTGCATAGATAAAATTTTTTTTTCAAAATGCAAATCAAAAATATTTAACGTTTGACATATTTCTAAAAAGTCATAAAATGTATTTGAAAATGGTTTAATCTTACTTACTGAAAATTTTGATCCTCGAACTTTTGTAAAAATATATTCGTAGGCGTTTACTATTTTTGATAATTCATCAATGTTACTAAAAATATAACTGGTTTCATTGCTACACAATTTTTCGATCAAATTTAACGTTTCATTATGGTAATTGAAAATGCTATGTGATATAAAAGGTTTTAGTTCTTCTTCTTTTTTGGTTTCTATGTCAATTGCTATATCATTTAAAATTTTTGGTAATATGTAATAACTCATTGGTTAAGTTATTATATATTATTTTTATTTTTTTAAGCCTTTTCATAAACGTTAACTCTATTTTTACTCGTCATCATCATCTTCTATCAAAAGTAATGATTTTTTTTCTTTTCCTTTTTTGGTTTTTTCTGTTTGTGATTCTGTTTGTGATTCTGTTTGTTCCAAAACAATTGTTCGATCTAACTTACGAATTTTTGGCTTTGGCTCTGGTTTTGGTTTTGACTCTGGTTTTGGGTTTGTCTTTTTTTCTTTAGTCGGTTTTGTCTTTGTCTTTGTCTCAGGTTCTCTTTCTGGTTTTGTCAAAACACTGGCTATATTCGCTTCTGTTTGTTCGAGAGTCTCGAGTTCAACCTTTGCTGCGTTAACGTTTCTTATTTTTTTATACACAAAGTACCTGTTCAAGAATGAAATTTTCTTTTCGTATGCATTCATTTGTAGCGCTTCACCATAATCTTTTTCTTTTGATTTATTGCGTTTTACTTCTTCCTGCATGTTCATAAATAATTCACTAAATAAACCACTTCCTTCAGGTAACCCCATAGTGCGAGCCTCCTCTCTTTCTACTAACTTAAATCCATAATCTTCCATTATGCGGTTCAAATAGTCATAATTTACTAGAAATTCCGAAAACGATTTATTAATAGATTCTTGGAAAACATCTATCCTATAACCCAGGCAACTAATATCATCTTCAAAATTATCTGAATTATATTGTTTTTTTATTTCCCATATTTTAGTACCATCTTCCACGATTTCTATCCCATCTCCTATTTCCTTATTTTTTAACTTATTAAACAATAATTTTCCGTCATAACTTGTTCCAATAAAATAACCGCCTACTTTTGTGCACTCGGCTACGTTTCGCATAAAATTTTGAAACGTTGTTTGGTTCTCGAAAAAGTAATGTATAGCAAACTGGCAAGACGATATTGAAAATCCTTCCGCCCCTTTCCCATATTGCCTGGCAACCGCTTTTCCTATTTTATCACTTTCCTTAGTTCCCTCGCCAAATATAGCTTTTGTTATTTCGACCGCTTTATCATTCATCATAGCCGTCCCATTTCTAATATTTGCAGTACTATTTCCATTAACAAATAAAGCATACGGCATATTCTGAAATTTTTTTCTTAAATTCAAAAACCTTGCACAAGCTCCATCTATTTTATTTTCCAAGTTATCCGCATGAACGTCGATGCCAAAAACAAATGATAGTTGACCTTTTATCCATTTTGCAAAGTCGCCGCCTTTACCGCAAGCGTAATCAATAAGTGTGTCTCCTTTCTTTGAAACACTAGTAATTAATAGCAATTTTACATACAAATTATGAAAATCTCGCAGCGCTCTTGTTTTTGTAGATGCGGTCGTTCTATTGTAATAAACATTTTCATCACCAATAAAATCCGGGATTTTTGTTCCAGTTGTTATCATTTCTTCTGTAACTGGATTATGAATAGATTTCCAGTTACTATTTGCAACATTATATGCGTTTCCGTAATTTTTTCCGCCCTGTCTTAACTCTGCGGTTTTATCATAGCGCACACGCAAAGGAACCCACCGCCATCCTGGTTCAGCATCAGGGTTGTAACTGAATTCTACAATAGTATTATCTTCAAACACTTGATCTTCTTCTGTAAACATTTGATTTGTATCAGAATCGTCTTTTCGCAACATTATATTACATATTCCAGCAGTCTCATCGTAGGGGTCTGTTGGATAGAATCGTTTTGGTTCATAAGTATTTTCATTTTCAGCGTCACTAAACTCGGGTAACTTATCATCAAGAACATCTTGACAAGGATTAAGATAGATATGATCTCTTTGACTGAACCCACATCGTAATATAATTGTTTTGTATTGTTTCAATTGCGAAATATTTGTTGTGTCCATTCCATCTGAAAA